ACTCCGCAAAGGCGGCAAAAGCTGGAAAGACAGCCTTGCTTCTTCAGCTTGACCAGCTTGAGAGAACCGTACAAGACAAGCTAAAAGAAAAAGAGCAGGCGGCTATACCGGGCCTTTATCTTAATCCAGTAGAGATTACGAGCAGGGATCAGTGGGATAGCGTCCCTATTGGCGGATACGCCGTCCTGCCTAACGGCGAAATTGTGTATAAGGAAAGATGATGTCTGACGATCTCTCAAACCTTCCCGGCGCAGTTGTCGTCAAACCCGCTGGAAAATCTGAAAAGCAAAAAAGCGATTGGGACGCGGTTAGCTTTGCCACTGGCGTGGCTCGCTCCATAGGGCAGGGCGTCACCTTCGGCTTCGCTGACGAGGCTGAGGCGTATGTACGCAGCGTCCTTGGCGACGAGACATATGAAGAGGCAAAGAAGGCGACAAGTGCCGAACTTTCAAAGTTTCGCGGCGAGAACCCAATCCTGTCTTTTGGCCTTGAGATCGGCGCAGCAATTATGACGCCGGGCGGGTTATTGAAGGTTGCGTCTAAGGTTCCGGGGCTTGCTAAGGTCGCGCAAAAAGGCATGCAGGCCACAACCCCGATAAGCAGGGCCGCTGCTGGCGGTGCGCTGTACGGTGCCGGTGCCGCTGAGACTGCGGGAGATATACCGGCCTCTATGGCTCTCGGTGCTGGTCTGGGGTATGCGGGCGCTAGGTATGCCCCCGCGATTACAGAAAGCGCAAAGGCGCTGATCAAGCGCGGCATCCCGCTGTCTGTGGGCCAGCGTCTTGGCGGCACTATTGGTATGCTTGAGGAGGGTGCGTCGAGGCTGCCTATTGGGGCGGAGATGATAGGGCCAACAAGATACAAAGCCGTTCAGCAATTTGCCACTGCTTCTTATAATGAGGCTTTTGAGCCTCTGGGGAAAACCATTAAGCGCGGAACAGACCCAAGGGCCGCCGCCACGCAAGCGCAAGAGATATTTAATAAAAGTTACGATGATGCCCTTGAGGGCGTTGACATAGAAGTAACGGATGAAGTTCTTGACAGATTAACGAAGATAATTGAGCCATATAAGGCTAGGGTGTTGCCGCAGCAGGCCGAGCAACTAGAGCAGTTTGCCGTCGATCAGATAATTAGCAGGGCCGTTAATGATAGGCTTACGGGCGCGGCCATAAAGGAAGCCCAGTCCAGCTTGTCGCCGATTGCCGCTGGCTTTTCTCGTTCCACTGACGCCTACCAAAAGGCTCTAGGCGAAGCCTTGAGGGAACTTGACGCGGAACTTTTGGAAATCGTTGCGGCACAGTTCCCCGCAAAGGCGGAAAAGCTGACAAAGGTCAATAAAGCCTACTCAATGTATTATCCAATCCGAGAGGCCGCTGCTTCTGCCACGGATAGTGCATTTACCCCTAATCAACTTTTGTCTGCTGTTCGCAGGCAAGAAAAGAGACTTGGACCAGCCGGACTATCCCGACTTGCACAGGGCGAGGGACGGCTTCAAAAGTTCGCAGAAACTGCGATAGAAGCTATCGGTTCAAAGGTTCCCGAAAGTTCGCCGCTAAGAACATCAACAATGATGCTGATGGGCGGAAGCGGTTATCTTGACCCAGTTTTAACCGGCGTGGGGCTGGGCGTCGGAAAAGGTATTTACACGCCCATCGGTCAAGCCGTCACTGGCGGCTTCACTGTGCCGTCTAAGGTTCCGCTAATGGGCGGCAGGCAGGCTGGAGTAATCCCCACTATAAGCGCAGGCATGCGCTCTTCCGCCCCCGCTGGCCTGCTGGCCGCTGAGGCTGCGCCAATGGTAACCCCGGCGGCGTCTGGCCTGCTCGGCATCCCATCCGCTGAGGCGGGCATGCTGCCCGGCGCAGGTGAGGCGCGCATCCCTGAGCAGGGCGTCGAGTACCGCACCGTCCGCGACCGTCTCGGTAAACCCGTAACGTATGCCGTCACTGAGGGCGGTGCGCGCATGACCCGCGTCACCCCATAGTGCCATAGCCCGCGAGCCGTGATAAACTGCACGCACGATAACGAAGGAACAACCTGATGGCCAAAAACTCGATCCGCGATTACGACGCAACGTCCGGCAACAACACCGACGTGCAGTCGGTAGACATATCCGAAGGCTGCGCCGCGAGCGGGATCAATAACGCGCTGCGGGAAATTATGACCGACCTTAAGCAGGTGAGTACCGGCGCGGTGGCGCTTGAGACGCCAGCGGCAGATCAGCTTAACGTGGACAACATCCGCATCGACGGCAACACCATCAGCAGCACCGACACGAATGGCGACATTACCCTCGACCCGAATGGGACAGGCGACACGATTATTGCGTCGGGCAACGTGGGTATCGCCACTGCGTCCCCTGAAAGTCCATTGCACGTCATTGGCGACGGCAAATTCAAAAGCAGTGGCGAAGTAAAAATAAGGTTCCAAAATGACACAACTGGAACAGGTAGCAGTGATGGCTCTTTTGTTGGCTTGTTTAATGGCAGCGACGGGATGGCGTTCTACAATTATGAAGCCACGCCGATGCGGTTTTTTACAAGCAATGCAGAACGTATGCGTATCGACAGCAGCGGCAACTTGTTGGTGGGCAAGACGGCAAACAACTCAACAGATGTTGGTGCAAACATTCGTGCAGACAAAAGTTTCTTTACGTCTAATGGACAAGAGGCTCTGGTACTGAACCGTAATACGTCCGATGGCACCATTTTAGAACTTAGAAAAGCAAACGGCACTGTGGGAAGTATTGGTTCACATAACGGCGGTGGCATCTATGTTGCTGATAATAACGTAGGTTTTAGGTTTGATGACAACGGAACTGATAATATCCTGCCTTGCAACGGAGCCGGTGCTACGGCTGACAACTCTATAGATTTAGGAGTTGCGTCAGCCCGGTTTGATGACATTTTTGCTACTAACACCAGCATTCAAACATCCGACCAAAACGAAAAGCAGCAGATTGCCAGCCTGACCACTGCTGAAATTACAGCAGCAAAAGCACTAAGCAAATTGTTCAAAACATTCAAGTGGAACAGCGCAGTCGCAGCTAAAGGCGATGCGGCCCGTACACATACCGGCCATATTGCACAAGAGGTGCAGACTGCAATGACAGACGCTGGCTTAGACGCAAGCAACTATGCCTTCTGGTGTTCAAATACGTGGTGGGAAACAAGCACAGATGTTGCGGCTGTTGAGGCTGATGAAGAAGCTGGCATTGAAGCGCAGGACGCTTACACCCGCATCGACACTTACCATACAGCAGACGAAGCACCGGAAGGCGCAACGCAGCGCACACGGCTTGGCATCCGCTACCCTGAGTTGCTGGCGTTTGTCGGCGCAGCTACTGAGCAGCGTCTGGCAGATATTGAAACACGCTTAACGGCACTGGAGAACGCATAATGTCGAAAGATAAAATCGCCGACTACGACGGCACCACCGCCGGGAACAACACCGACATCGGCGGCATCTCCATTGCCGAAGGCATGCTCCCCAGCGCCGTCAATAACTCAATGCGAGAATTGACCAAGCAGCTTGGCGCTTTTGCCAATGGCACGGATGCGATTGACGGCCTCACTGTTGCTGGCAATGTCAGCGTGGACGGCGGCACCATCAAGCTGGACGGTAACTACCCGACAGGCACAGCTAATGTTGCGTTGGGCAACACTGCGCTTGATGATGGTAGCTTGAGTGGTGCGAACAATACGGCAATTGGCTCTGCCGCAATGACTGCTCACACAAGTGGCAATAACAACACTGCTGTAGGCCACGAAGCCCTGACCGCAAGCACAACTGGATTTAGCAACGTGGCTGTGGGGGGTCGTTCACTCGATGCCAATACCACTGGCGCGCAAAATGCTGCGTTGGGCTATCAGGCATTGTCGGCGAATACTACGGCAAACAACAATACAGGCGTTGGCTATAACGCACTTACGTTAAACACTACTGGCGCAGCAAACACCGCTGTGGGGTACACTGCTTTTGCTGCTAACACTACAGCAAGTGGTGGCGTGGCAATTGGCAATCGTGCGATGGATGCCAACACAACAGGCGATTATAATGTCGGCATAGGCCACGATGCGTTAGGTGCAAATACAACAGGAACTTTGAATACTGCTGTAGGTGCAACAGCTTTGGATGCTTGCACTGAAGCCATCCATAGCGCGGCTTTTGGTTATGCGGCACTTGGGGGTGTGACTACCGGAAGTTACAACAGTGCCTTCGGTGTCGATGCCGGTAAAAGAATTACCACAGGTACTGTCAATTCCTTTTTTGGCAAGGGTGCTGGTGAATTTATTACTACCGGCTCCAAGAACACCATCATCGGTAGCTACAACGGAAACAATGGTCAGTACGATTTTCGCACAGCTAGCAATCATATATTCTTGTCAGATGGCGATGGCGTTGTTCGTCTTTATCTCAGCGATAGTGGCACACTTGTAGTCCCACAAACATACAGTGATACCACCGGAAGCGGTGCCAATTTGCAGGTTGATTCAAACGGAATATTTAGACGCTCCACATCATCCCGCCGCTATAAGAACACCATAACCGACGCCACTCACGGCTTGACTGAACTGCTTGCACTGCGTCCTGTGACTTACAAGGGCAACAATGACGGGGACGCTGTATTCGGCGGCTTGATTGCTGAAGAGGTACACGATGCTGGCCTGACAGAGTTTGTTACCTACAACGATGACGATGAGCCGGATGCGTTGGCTTACGGCAATATGGTGTCGTTGTGCATCAAAGCTATTCAAGAACAGCAAGCAACAATCACAGCACTTGAGGCTCGTATAGCTACACTGGAGGCAGAATAATGGCACGAACAGCAGAAGAACTCGCACAAGACTACACAGCTATGGGCCACAGCGTTGACCTTATCAATGCAGTAATTGCTGGAGAGCAGATGGCTGATTATAGTGCTGCTGCCCGTCAGGATACAGTTGACCGCAATGTCGAGCATCTCGAACTGATGGTGGCAAAGGATGACTGGGGCAGTGAAGGCATGACTGCGGTCAATGCCGCCATCACTGCTGGCAAGGGATACACAGCAAGCTAATGCCAGAAGAGCAGAAAATCTTTGTTGATGTTGCGGCGGGTACAGGCACCGCCGCTGCGATGATGGATATGGCACCGAACGCCGTGGCTCTGATCACTGGCGTCTGGGTGCTAATCCGCATCTGGGAAACTGAGACGGTGAAGCGACTGACGGGGCGCAGTTGATGTGGAGATTGTCCACGCCTTTGTCCTGACGGTATGGATCGGCCTCAATGACGACAAGAGGAAGGTCAGCGACGATATGTTTTTCGAGAGCGTGGACCGCTGCGTCTACTTCGCAAAGCGGCTCCACGCGCAAGGCCAAAACGTGACAGCGGTGTGCCTGCCAGTTAAGGTGGGTCCAGAGCAGGAGATTTACAAGTGATACAGGTTCCGATGATCGATGTTATCCAGACCGCGTTGCTAGTCGTTGCAATCGTGATGCTGGCGAGGCGGTAATGATCGATCCCATTTCAGCTTTCAGCATGATCAGCAGCGCCGCTGGGGCCATCAGTGGTTCGATCAAGGCGGGCAAAGACCTGTCGTCACTTTCGGGTCCGATCTCGCGCTATGCGAAGGCTGAGGCGGAACTGAACTTCGGCGCGGCGCGGAAGAAGAAAAGCATCTTCAGCAAGATGAGCGGCGCAGAGCAGTCAGGCATCGATGAGTTTTTCCGCAAGGAGGAACTTGACAATCTGCGTAAAGAGATGCGGTCGATCTTCCAACTGTACGGCAAGCCCGGCGCGTGGGAACGGCTGCAAGCTGAGATCGCACGACAGCGTCAGATGCAGAAAGATGAACTGGAACGCCGCGCCAAAGTGCGCGACGCAATCATTCTGTGGACCGTGCTGCCAGCGATCCTGATTGCCGGTGCTGGCATTCTCTACTTTTTTGTGACGTTCCTCAAAAATCAGTAACGTGCCGCCATCCGCCACAACGACGGGGCTTCAAGGCGAGTACATAGCGCTGGCCGCAATCCTTGATCTTGGATGGAAGGCGGGGCATGCGCCGATGGACGGGGTCGATGTGGTCGCGTGGCACGACAACGACTTCATGCGGGTGCAAGTCAAGAGCGCCCGGCTACGGAAGCAGCGAGATCGCGGCGCGCTGACCTACCACCACCAGCTTGGGTCGGGCCGCGATAAGAAGACCAGACCCGATCAGCGTGTGTATGATATCCTCGCCCGCGTCGCCATTGATCAGCGGCGCGTGTTTTTTTCTGCGGCGTGTGGCATAAATAAGTTATCAGAGCGGCGCAGCCCGGAGTTTTACGCCCGGCCTGATCTTGAAGAGGACAGTTGGCAGCGCGCCGTCGCAATCGTTATGGAGACGAGAAATGGATAAACTGATTGAAATGATCAAGCACCACGAGGGTGTGCGTCACAAGCCTTATTACGACACGGCCACGCCGCCGAAGCTAACCATTGGCGTGGGGCGCAACTTAGACGACAATGGCCTGAGCGATGACGAGATCGATTATCTGCTGGCGAATGATCTGAAGCGCTGTCAGGCGGAGGCAGAGACGTACCCGTGGTTCAGCGACCTGAATGAGCCGCGAAAAGCCTGCATCATTGGGCTGCTCTTTAATCTCGGCAAACCGCGTTGGGATAAATTCGTCAAGGCTCAGGCTAGGCTGGCAGAAGGGGCGTACACCGAATGCGCCGCAGAATTGCTCGACAGCCGCTGGGCCAAGCAGGTCGGAAAACGCGCTGAGGACACCGCCGCGATGATGATTAGCGGGGAGTGGATGTGATCTTGTGGGATATGCACAACCGCACCACCGAAGAGCAGGCGAGGAAAAATCGCAATGAGTAAGACGCTGCTTGAGTACAAAATAATCCCGCGTTTTATGATGCTGGCGTTCACGCTGATGGCGTGGAATGTGTGCGATTGGTTTATGGGGCTGGGCGTTGAGGCGACGACGCAGCAGACCGCCTTCGTCTCAACCATCGTCGGCGCTGCCACTGGTGCGTTCGCGATCTGGATGGGACACGAAAGCAAATGAAGTGGCTGCTGTTATTGTTGGTGATGGAGGCGGACGGGCAGATCACGTCGCACGTCCTGTCGGCGCATGACACGATGGCCGAGTGCCACGTCGCCGGGACGTATATCAACTGGGAAGAGCGCATGCCCGTGAACAAGGACATGCTTTGTTTTGCAACGGATATGAAATTTGAGGTGATGGAATAATGCTGGCAATACTTGGAAAGATACTAGGATCGGAAGCGGTTATCTCGAAGGGGATGGACCTGATCGATGACATGCACACCAGCGACGCAGAAGGGGTCGCAGCCAAGAGCAAGGCGAAGACTGACCTTCTCGCGGCTTACCAGCCCTTCAAGCTGGCGCAGCGATACATCGCACTGATGTTCACGGCGATGTTCCTGTTCATTATGGCGAACGGCGTCGTCGGCGCACTGTACGGCGTGATCGACATGAGCAACGTCCAAGCCGCAAAGGACTTTGCGTCGGAGATGTGGCTGGGCGAAATCATGCTTGGCATCGTCGGCTTTTACTTCGGCGGCGGTCTGGCTGAGAGCGTAAGGAAGAAATAAAAAAAAGACCCCGCACGAGGCGGGGCCAGTTCTCTAGGGAGGAATTAAGGATCGTAACGCTCGGCGACCTCCTCGTCAACATCGCCTGAGCCGCCGCACAGTTCGCACTCCATCTCGCGGTCTTCGATCTCACCGCCGCGCCACGCCATTGGTGCCGCGACGCCGACCTCGTACACGGCGACACCTCTGCCGCCGCACTCCGGGCAGGCGGTCATTCTGCAATCTCAGGAATAGGCAGGGACGTTTCGCGCGGGTCAGGGATGCCGTCACGAATGTCCATATCCAGCAGGTCTGCCTCATACTCGGAAAGCGCCTCGCGAAGCTCCCAAAGTTTTACAGCGACCGACCGATAGGCTTTGCCCTCTGGCAATACGCCCATACCGCGCAAGCCGAATTGATCGAGATTAAAATCAGCCAGACGTAAAGCTGCGCGCGCCTCGCGAATTGCTTTCAAAGCGTTTTCCTTGTCAGTAATCCAAACGCCGTCTTTGTGGAAAATTGTCTGTGGGTTTTTCATCGTCTGTCTCCCTTCGATGGTGGTGGGGCGGGGCCGAAGCCCCGCCGGTTGATTAGCCTTCAAAACGGTCGTGGATGTGGACCGGGCCAGCGAAGTCTGCGCCGGTGATCTCTTCGACAGCGCGGCGGAAACGGCTGTCGCTGGTGTAGGCGAACATGCGGTTGCCAGCACGTTCCCAGCGATTGTTGGCCGGGACGATGCGAACCGAACCAAGCGGACCAGCTTCTATGCTGGCGGCTGGAGCGTCATCTGTTGGCTTGAATGGGCCGTCTACGTTGATGATGCAAAGCTTGCTGACGCCGGTCTTGCTGTTGGTCATGCCGCCGTTGGTGCAGTCATAGCCGTCGCTGGCATCCCGATAAACTGAAACGATCATTCCCATTTCTCAATCTCCCTAGTAACCGTCTACGTTCTGTCTACATAAACAAGATAAGGCGGTATCAACGTAATATCAATACCGCCCGTGTCGTTTTTTTATTTTTTTTACAGCACTTCGATTGAGCGGGTCTCGCCCTTTCCGCGCCTCAGTCTGCCGCGACCCTCCAGCCGCTGCATCATTGTGTGCGCCGCACCGTGCGATGTGCCGGTAGCTGCCGCCACCTCCCGCACTGACGGCGCGTATCCGTACCGGCGGATGTGCCGGTCAATCATCGTCAGCACGGTGTGCTGCTTCGGGGTGAGCGATTTCATTTGCTCCTCCTGTCGTCTGTGACCTGCATCCACGGGCGGGTCTGATTGAATATCTGCGTGAAGGTTGACTTCTCAGCGCCCTCAAGGCCGCCGCATCCATCTTCATGCATCTCGGCCATCCCCATATAGCCCTCGTCATGAATGTGCCGCAGCACCTCCCACTCGGTGTTTGTGACGCGGATCACATATCCGCCTTTGTTTCTCGTGACCTTCATCTATACCTCCTTAATGGTCAGGGTCTTTGCCCGGATAGACCGGGCCGGTTTTGCTTCTGTCGTCTTGGCGGGCTGCGCCTTGTACTGACGCATCGGCCACTTGACGTAGTAGGTTAAGCCGTCAGCCTCGACGCGCCCCTCCTCGTGATTGCCGAGCATTTCCTTCAGCATCGTCTCCGCCTCGTCGATCTCAGCCTCCAGCGCACGCTTCTCGTCGCGCCGATCCAGCAGCACCTGCGTCCAGTGGTCCGCGTCCGGCGTGCCGTTCAGGTCCAGCGGCGGGGCGCCGTCGTCGACACGGTCCCACGCCACGTTGGCGTCGTCTGACGACGCGGGCGGATACCAGTCGATGTCACGCTTGCGCCGCTCGAAGTCATGCACCGCGTCCGCAATCTGCGACTGCATCTGCTCGTCGGCGCGGTACAGGAACAGACGCAACTCAGAACCGCGATACAGGACGCACACAGCGCCCCACGCATAGCCAGTACACATCATCTGGGCCTGTAGCTGCCACGGGCCACGGTAGGGCGCTGGCGCGCTCTCTGGGGCCGACTGTGTGTTCTTCGCCTCCAGAACTCCGGGGCCGTGCGTGTCGACCACGCCGCCCTGCGGCACATAGATGCCGTTGGCCGGGTCGTGTTCCCAGACGATGTTGCCGTCGGCGCGCCCGTCGAGCGAGCAGGCCATAGGTAGGTCCGGGTGGAACACCGCATCGGTGATGTTGGCGTTGGCGTGGTCAAGGTCGAGGCGATAGACCGCCTCAGCCAAGATCGTTGGCTCCAGCAGGTCGCCGAAGCGCATCGCCTCGTTCTGCTTGAACCGCTCGCGCGGGTTGCCTGCGGCTGCGTCGATTGCTTCGCTCAGCAACTCGTTCTGCGTCGCGTATGGCGACAGGCCCATCAGCACCGGCACGCGGCTCGCTGTGATGATGTCGTCGGGTGTAAGTTTACCTACCATCAGTTTGTCTCCTTATCTATATCCACGGCTGTTTGGAAGACCCCAGCCTCGTTTTGGGTCGTTGCGTCTGTTGGGTCCGTACTCTTCCTTCAGTTCGATGTAAGAGACGACGGCTTCCTTTCCGACCTCGTGAACCTTGCCGGTCAGCGTATTCGTGACCTCAAAGTATGGCACCCAGTCGCCCATCGTGCTTTTGCCGCTGTTGCTTTTGTAAGTCCCGTTATAGAGCCTTTTGCGTATTGACCAGTGGCGGCAATCCATCGTGTGGCAGCCCTTGCCAAATTTTTTCCAGAACAGCTTGTCCAAGAACCAGTCGCAGTTCAGTTCGTGCGCGGTCATCAGGTCATGATTTTCCGACACTGCGTCAAGGCGCTCTTGAAACGTAGGCCAGTTTTCAAAGCGCAGCTTGCGGCTACAGATTACAGGCTTGGCGTCGCGCTTTGCTTGGCGGGCCTCCCTGCGTTCTTGCCGCTTTCGGATATCCTCTTGCGCTGCCCAATACAAAATCCGCGCCGCTTCTGCCCCGCAGACTGTAGGTGAAAAGCACTTCGGGCAATTAGGGTAAAACGCGTCTACACTTTTTATCGTTGCAACTTTGCAAGGGCCGCGCCTCTGGTATTTGCCATAAAAGGTGTGGCCACATATTTCGCACCCAAGGTGGCGGCGCTGTTCAAATATTGGCGCGACCATTCTCGTCTTAATGTCGCGAAGCTGATTGTTGTAATCCATCTCTCGTCTCCCTTCGATGGACGCCCGGCCACGATAGCCGGGCGCTTGTTGTTACGCCGCGGCTTCGAGGCGCTTGGCCTTGGCGCGCCAGATGCCCATCTGACGGCGCGCAGCCCGAAAACGGCTCGCCTCCTCCTCAAGTTGCTCAACCTTCTTCTCCAGCGCCTCCCGCTCCTCTATCTTTTTTCGGGCGAACTCTTCGATGCCTTCGCTTTTCTTAATCCGGTCAGCACACAGGCGCAGCGCTGAGAGTGCGCGGAGAAAATCAGGGCAAGCCTTCTCACCTGCCCATAGCCGACGATCCATCGCCAGAATGAAGTCGTTAATTTCTTTGCTGTTCATTCTTTCGGTCTCCCTTTCTATTGACCAAAGTGGCGGATCAATGCCCACCAAGTGTATTGCGGCCCGAACAGGTCGAGCCACCCCAAAGCGAAGACGGTCAGGAAGACCATCCCCGCAATCTCTGAGCGCCAGTTCATGACGCAAACTCTGTGTCGTGATGTTCCAAAGCCGCTTCCATCTTGCGCTCCAAACGCTTCAGCCGACCGTGCGTTGTGTTTGGGCCGTCCTTTTCGTCATAAGCGTAGGCGGAGCGATATGCGCGGATCAGGTTATTGATCAAGTCGATCTCTTCATCGTTCAAAACTACGTTTGGTATTGCCATCGTCTGTCTCCCTTCGATGGTGGTGGGGCGGGGCCGTTAGGCCCGCGCCTCTTCTTCGGTTGCATAATCTTGGAACTTCAGAACCGCGCCACAAAGAGCGAACCAAGCCCAGCCACCTTCGTGCGGCATCAGGATCAACGCGCCGTTGGTGTCATAGTCGCCGCCAACCATCCAGCGGTTGCCGACTTTTTTGGCGGTCATCTTTGCGCCGAGGTGAAAAGCTGTGTAGGTCATCGGTGTCTCCCTGTCGATGTGTCTACCTTATGTATATCTTTACCAGATAATATCAAGATGCTACAAGCATTTTAGTGATGATTTTTTTGAGAGGGTCAAGTGTCTGATATCGAACAACAATTACTGAGGCTGCGCGCCTCGACCAAACAAATGTTGCGCGAGGAACTCGAAATATCGCCGCAGCGTAGCCTGTCTGCGCTGGCGGATGAGTTGATCAGCGACGCAATCGAAGCACGGCGGGCAGAGCGTGACAGTAAACGGTAGACAGAAGGGCGCAGCCGCAGAACGCGAAATCGCGAAGCTGCTGCTGGACGAACTGGGGATCGCGTTCAAGCGAGACCTTGAGCAGTACCGCGCGGCTGAACACGGCGACCTGATTTGCGATGATCCCGACTTCCCGTTCTGCATTGAGGTGAAGCGTTACAAGTCCGGGTGTGCGGCGCAGCCTGCGTGGTGGGATCAGGCATGTGCCGCCGCACGGGCGTGCCAGAAGCTGCCGCTGCTGGTTTACAAGTACAACCACCAGCAGTGGAAGTGGCGCATGCCAGCGGAGGCTGTGGTGCGCGCTGGCCTGCCGGTTGACTACAAGGGTTGCCGCGACACAAGCGCGCTGGACTGGGGCTATGCGGTCGAGGTGGACACGCGGACTGCGATGATGTTGATCAGGGAGATGCTCGTCGATGCCTAAGTACGAGAGCCAACACGACCTGCAAAACGAGCGGCTGGTCTCCGACGCGCTTGAGAATATCGGCGTCGAGGTGTACAAGCTGCCGGTTCAGTACCGGCTCGACTGGCTGCTGCGGCGCGACGGTGAGGCGATTGGGTTCGCCGAGGTGAAGGCACGCAAGTGCGACATGAAGAAATACCCGACCGTGATGATCTCACTAAGTAAGGTGATCCACGCTCGGCTGCTAACTGAGGCAACGGGCTTGCCTTGCTATCTAATTCTGCTTTACCGTGACGGGCTGGCGCGACTGGATTTCGCGTCGGGGTTTACGGTAGGACCGGGCGGTAGGTCAGACAGGAATGATCCGAACGATCAGGATGTCTGCGCCTACTACCCACACGAGCGGCTGCAAGTAATCAGCCAGAACGACAACTGACGTTAGCGTTAAGGAGATATCAAGCTATGGCGTTAGGATTTAACACGACAACCGCATCGAGCGGTGACATTCTGCCAATCGTCAAGTGGGACGCAAAGGCAGGCGATTTCATTCAACAGGACCGTACGCAGGGAGCCGACGGGGTATGGGTGAAGGATGAAAAGGAACTGGCACTTCCCCAGAAATTCGCAATGGATTTGGGAGAAATCGAAGTTGGATGGCTCTCATTCGCATCAGGTGCGCCTGACTTTCAGATGGTCAAAGCCACTGACGGACAGATGCCCGCCAAGCCGTCCGAGGATCACAAGCAAGCCTTCCGAGTGCGGATCGCGTCGCGTGAACTTGGCCTTCGCGAATTTTCGCATTCTGCGAAAACTGTATTGCGTCAAATGGATGCTCTTCACAACGAGTATGAGGCGCAGGCTGCGGCAAATCCGGGCAAGGTTCCGGTAGTCACGGTACACGCGGCAGAAACCATCAAGATCAACTCGCCGCAGGGTGAGTTGCGCTTCAAGGTGCCGCAGTGGTCGATCACCGAGTGGATCGATCGCCCGGCGATGTTTGACGGCAACGCCGCGCCACAAGAACCCGCAGCAGCACAGGCAGCGCCTATGGCGGTGTCGCAACCTCCGGCAGCCCAGCCGACGGGCAGCAACCTGTTCTGATGCGGTAGTCTCGGCGGTGGGAAGTCTCCCCCCGCCGCCGGGACGTTTAACACGGGAGGCGGCTGGGAGACACAGCATGACAAATTTAGCAGCACACGCTGAGAGGATTGCCCGCCATTATTGGGGAGAGCCGAACGCGAAGCTATCTCAGAAGGGCAGGACGCTGCGATGGGGGACCAACGGCAGCAAGGAACTGGACCTACAGAAATCGGTTTTTTATGATTTCGAAAG